CAAAATTACCACCCATTGAGAGCCTTAGTATCCATCCGGCACTGTGCATCCGTCCATGGGACAGCAAGGCCGCCCCGAGTAGGCGGTTTATTGCTCATACAGACACAATGTTGTTGAATTATGGCTGTCATCGAAACAGTCTTGTCAACATCTTGCGTGCCTTGAATGAGCGTGTATATTATGTGAAGGGACCGACCGGATTGGTTGAATGTCCTAAAGGTAAAGCTATATCGTGGATTCGTATGAACCATATCTCCAAGCAGTTGTCCGGATTTGTTCTGGACAGTAACCCGGGAGTGCAAGAGTTGACCAGTCAGCAATTTGTTGACCAGTGTCCTGCACATAAGAGGGTTATGTACTCACACGCTGCAGGAGAGTATGAGACGCGCGGTGTAGCCCGCAGGGATTGCAAGTTGAACAGCTTCGTCAAGTTCGAAAAAGTGGAATTTCGTTCGAGCGGACCAAAGGCTGACCCCTGCCCTAGGATTATACAACCCCGGTCACCTGTATTTAACGTAGCTTTGGGAAGGTACACACGCCGCATTGAGGAATCGATGTACAAAGCGATTGCGGCGTCGTGGAAAGCGGACCAAGATGAGTTGGTTGTCATGAAAGGATTAACGATTGATCAGGTTGGAGATCAGCTTCGACATAAATGGGATAAGTACAAACGTCCCGTTGCTGTTGGGTTGGATGCCAGCAGGTTTGATCAGCATGTTAGCGTCAATGCTCTCAAGTTTGAGCATTCTGTCTATAACTCCATTTTTCGTTCTAGAGAACTGCGGTATTTGTTAAAACAACAATTACGAAACCGTGGGTCAGCATTTGTGGACGGATTTAGGGTTGACTACGTGGTTGATGGAACTCGTAGTAGTGGAGACATGAATACCTCCTTGGGAAATTGTATGATCATGAGCAGTTTGGTTTTGTTGTATGTTAAGGAGAAAGGTATTAACGCCTCGTTAGCTAACAATGGAGATGACTGTTTAGTGTTCATGGAAGCGGACGATTTGCAGAAGTTTTCCAATGGGCTGGATGAATGGTTTTTGGACTTTGGTTTTGAAATGGAGGTTGAGAAGCCCTGCTTCATCTTTGAGGAGTGTGAGTTTTGTCAGATGCATCCGGTGGCAGTCGCAGGTGACTGGGTGATGGTTCGAAGCCCCATGGCGGCCTTGTCAAAGGACTCCATGATGTTAGGGTTTCCCGTCACCCAGTACCCTGCTTGGCTGCGTGCCGTTGGCACTGCTGGATACTCACTGTATGGTGACATTCCCCTTTTTCGGGATTTGTACCAGTCCTTCATTGATGCTGGGGTTGACACCAACATTCGTAATCAGAGCTGTATGGAAACTGGGTTTCTTCGAATGGTTAGAAGGGC